CTTGCTTATGCAATGGCTGACAGAATGGACCAATTAGCGTTCCTTACTTTAAGTGGTATTGGATATAACTTGAAAAACAATGGTGGTCTAAGACCGTCAATGAATTCAGGTCAAAATCTAAATGACTTAGCGTTTGGTTCAGATGTATCCGCTCCAACTTCTAATAGACATAGAAGATTTGATGCTACTAATGGTATCGTGGCTGGTGATGTTACTGCAACTGCTGCAGTCGACAAACTAAGCTATGGTGGTATTGTTGATCTAAAAGCTTATGCTAAAGATCAGTACATCAGAGGAATGAGAGGCGCAGGTAATGATGAAACATATCATTTATTTGTAACACCTCAAGTAATGGCCGACCTAAAACTCGATTCAGATTTTCTTGCTAACGTAAGACAAGCTGGAGTAAGAGGACCTGGTTCAAGCTTATTCTCTGGTTCTTCAAGTCTAATGGTTGATGGCATAATGGTTCACGAGTTTAGACACGTGTTTAACACCACTGGCGCAACAGCAGGTACTTCAAGTAATGCTGGAGCTGCTGGGTACAAATGGGGTGCAAACGCTGACGTAAACGGATCTGCATGTCTATTCTGTGGTGCTCAAGCATTAGCTATGGCTGATATTGGTGCTCCAGAGATAGTAGAAGATACATTCGACTACGGAAACCAGAACGGTATTTCAATTGGTAAAATATTTGGTCTTAAGAAGCCTAAGTATCATTCAGATGTCACAGGACAATCTGAAGACTTTGGTGTTATTAGATTAGATGTAGCATACTAATTGTGGTATATTTTATGGGTGGCTTTTAAAGTCACCCATATTTAAGGAGTAAAGATTATGTGGATAGTATCAAAAGAAGACAAGTATGTAGCCTCAACTTGGGGTGCAAGTATTAATTTACAAGCAAATGAACCTAGACAAGTCGGACATGACATGGGGTTACTTTGTTTGCAAGCAGGTTGTACAGAAGTACAAGAATCAGAAGTTCCAGCAATGGCTCCTGCACCTGTAGAAGAACCGGTTGTAGAAGAAGTTATAGAAGAAATTGCAGAAGAGGTTGTAGAACCTGTTGAAGAAATTTCTATAGACTTAGAAGCTATGACTAAAATACAGCTAGAAGAACATGGTCGCACTATGGGCATAGAGCTCGATAGGCGTAAAAAGAAATCAGATTTAATTGAGGAATTAAAAGCAGCGGAGTAATACATTATGGCAGGGACACTTACAGGCGCTAACTTACTTAGCAGAATTCAAGACACCTTACAGGACACTACTAGTGTTAGGTGGCCAGAAGCTGAGTTACTTAGGTATATAAACGATGCTCAAAGAGAAATTGTAAATTTCAGACCTGAGTCATCAGCAACAACCTCTAACGTACAGTTAGTTACAGGTACAAAACAAGCTTTACCATCTGGTGGTTTAAGGTTAATTAAATTAACTAGAAACATGTCTGCAGCTAGCGGAAGTGCTACTGGTAAAAGAGCTATTAGAATAGTAAACGCTGATATTTTAAATACACAAGAACCAGATTGGAACGATCCAACTGTATCTGGAGATGCAGCCCACGGAACAATAGTTAAACATTATATGTTTGATGAAGATGATCCAAGGAACTTTTATGTGTATCCAGGGGTAGCTGGGAATGCTTTTGTAGAAATTGTATTTTCTAATTCACCAACAGATCTAGCAAATAGTTCTGCAACTATTAGTGTAGATGATATATATGCAAATGCGATTATTGATTTCGTGTTGTATAGAGCGTATATGAAAGATGCAGAGTACGCAGGAAATGCACAAAGAGCACAAAATCATTATCAGCTATTTACAGCTAGTATTGGACAAGGCGGACAAGCTCAAATGTTGTTAGACCCAAATAATGATCCAGTTTCTAACTTAGGCGCTGTTCCTAGGGTAATGCAACAGCAAGGTAGGTAAATGTGGCGGCCTACTCTTCTTTAGTTAAAGAAGTTCTACCTTACGTACCTTTGTGTCCAGACTCTTTGGTAGAACAAAACTTACGTTCTGCAACAATAGAGTTTTGTGAAAGATCAAAAGCATATATTCTCGACATAGACCCTTTTAGTACAATTTCGGGTGTATTTGAATATGACTTTGACATACCCACAGGCACAGAAGTACACCAAGTCTTACTAATGACCCACGATGGTAATGACATGGACCCTATTAGCCCACGTAGCCTGGAGTTAAATTATCCAGATTGGAGAAATAGAACAGGCAATCCCCACGTTTATTTACAAAAAACACCTTCTACTTTTTGGATAGTTCCAGTACCAAGTGGGCCAAAACAAGTTATAGCAAGCGTAGCTTTAAAACCAAGTAGAACTTCAAACAACATAGATACTGTAATTTCTAATCAATATAGAGATGCAATTATATATGGCACTTTATATAGATTACTACGCATGCCAAATAGAGAATGGTCTGATGTAGGAGCAGCACAAGAATATAGTTTTCAGTTTAATCAAGAAATAAAACAAGCAGAATTAAGGGCCCGAGGCGGAGACCTTGGGGTAAAAAGAACTGTTAAGTACAAAGGAATAGGTATGCCAAGGAGACGGTATGGAAAGTACGGAAAGGAAATCGACTACTAAAGATCTTGTTCCTGTTGATATTCGAACTTGTTGGGAAGAAGTAAAGCCTGGCATAGTTGAAATACTTAAAGATAGAACTTTAAGCTATAGACCTGAAGATGTTTATGCAGCTTGTGTGTCAGAACAAGCTTTTTTGTACAAGGCTGCTTTTGGGTTTGTAATACTTACGGTAGAGGTTGATGAGTTTACAAAAGAACGAACTTTATTTATATGGCTAGGTTACACATATGAAAAAGGTAACAATATTTGGGTTCAAAAGCGAGATTGGTTTAGCCAGCTTGCTAAAAGTATAGGTTGCACATACGTAGCGGCTCATACTAAAATTAAGGAATTAGAATCCTACTTTATAAAAGAAGGGTGGGAACTAGATACAAGGATATTCAGGAGAAAAGTTTAATGAGCGGTAAATTAAGACAAATGGCAGGGAAACCTAAAAAAGATAGGTATAAAGCTACGTCTATAGAAAAATTCCAAACACAGTTTGCCAATGAGTTGCTTAATAAACTAAATCCACAGATTAGAAAAACAATTGGCGCTATTCGTGATTACGGTGAAAAGAATTTTGTAAGTGAAGGAGAAGGTATAGCTAACTTCGATGCTATGAAAGCCGCAACAAATATACCAGGAGTTCTTGGAGTAGGAGTTAAAGCTGGTATAGGAGTTGGTAATATTTTAGGACGAACTATGGATGTTAATAAGTCTGCAGATAGTTTAATAGGTGCTGTAAATAATGTAAGCGTCGGTGGAACTAAAGGAAAAATAAAAAAAGACGAAGCTAATTTACTTGGCTTAAAAGCCCAGATGGGAGAGTTTGATACTCTAACAAAAGGACTGGGAGCAAATGTAAAGTTAGCTACTTCTGATTTATTAGGAACTGCAAATGCTAAAATAAAACGTGATTCTGCTGCTATGAATCTATTACTACCAGCCGCAGAGTACAGTGGTAAATTAATGACTTCTGGAGAAGACGATGGCACTTGACCAAGGATATAATCCAACTAACGATTTAGAAGGTTTCTTACGTTCTGACTACGACAATTTTATGAAAGAAGATGCTCCATTTCAGGACCGACTTCTTCAACAAGCTATGAACGATACTTCTATTGTAGATAGGGCTAGGGAAGTAGCACCTATGGAAATAGAAAAACAAAACCAAATAATGCAACGTAATTTAGAAAGGTACGGCGGCGGTAACCTTTCACCAGCGCAAAGAAAAGAAATGCAAAGAGCTCAACAAAGAGGAGGCTCACTTGCTACAGTCAACACAATAAATTTAGCTAGAAGAAATCAAAGAGAAGTTAACCAAGCTTTAAGAGCACAATTACTAGCCTCTTTTAATAGACAAAAAGCTGGAGCAACAGGCATGTTAGCACAGTCTGGCCTCGCTCAAGTTTCTAGAGAAAACGCATATAGAAATGCAAAAGCTTCTTATAGAGGTAACTTATTCAAAATAGGCGGTAGTTTAATAAAAGGCGCAATCTCTGGCGCAGCGAGTGGTGGATAATGTCTAATCAATACTTGCCAGAAGACTATAAACCAAAAGGTCTTCTTTATAAATTACCAGTTGTAGGCGACGCTATTAAAGATGCTCTTATTCCCCAAGACGTACAAGAGCGTAGGGCTAGAAAAGCGAATGAAGACAAAATGCTAGCTGAGGGAGTTACTACTGGTTTTAATGATAGGCTTCTAGTTGATATGAGAGCGGATGGTCTATTGGGTGACAATTATAAACCTTTAGATACAGACGAGTTATCTTTCGGCACTAATTTATTATCAGTAAGTAAAAACGAAGGGGGTAGTCAGTTTACTCCAAAGTATAATGAATACATAGAAGCTCTATTCGGCGATTTCCCTTTGCTAACTAAAACTCAAACAGTAGGCGGTACTACTGAAGACTTTAAACCAAGCAACGTTGTTTACAATAGTAAAAACAACACTGTATTTCTTGTAGGTAAAAACTATAAAGGCGAGATGGCTCCTAAAACATTAATGCAAAGTGATGAAGAAGGAGATCAAATAGCGGAATATACTCTGTCAGACTTTGATGCATTAGCTAAGTTAGCTCTTAATACTAAATACATAAACTCCAACTACAAGCCGGGATATTTAAGTAACGCTCGAGAAGACGTTGAGGCGATGGCAGATGATGTGTATACAAATATAGCTATGGGTGTAAAAGAAGCTTACGAAAATGGTTTATTAGATGACCCAGATAACCTTAATCAATTCAACGAAGGTGTCGCAGCAATGATCGCTGGCGAACAAGACCCAGAACAAGTAGCTAAGCAAGACGATCAAATACCTGGAATTGCTCTGACAGAAATAAGACCTGAAATAGCAAATTTAGTTGGACCCCCAGACCCAAATTCAAAAGAGGGACAAGCGGCCTACGAAATGGTAGAAGGGTCGAGCCTAAGTGAAGAAGATCAAAACGCTATGATTGCAGCTTGGAACAACATGAACACGGGAGAAAAAGTGTCCTTGTTAAGTACAGGTTTGTTAGTCATTCCTGGGATAGGCGCAGCAACTTACGCTGGAGTAAGAGCTATAGCTTTTGGCGCGGGGGTGTTATCTAGAGCTAACATAAGCACAAAACTACTTAACTTTGCTAAGTCAGCAGTAACAAAACCTAAAAAAGAATCTTTAGCTGTAGCTAAGAGCGGTAATAAATTTCCTACAGGCTCTCCACAAGGCCAACAAATCGTTAAAGCTGGCGAAGCAGATTTGAAAAAAAGATCTACAATAGACAAAGTTAAAGACTTTGGTAGTGGTAACACAGGCAATCCGAGGGTTGTAACTGAACAAGTTAAAGATACTGCTGGTAACGTAGTAAGAGAGTTTGCCCCAGGTAGAGCAGCAGGGGTAGGTTTAGTAGGTACAAGTATAGGTGGGAATATAGCTGGTGGCATGATTCAACGTGAACTCGATGAGATGGATGACGCTACAGATATGACAGGTACAGGCCCAGCTGCTGAGCTAGAACCTGTTAACATTCCTGAATTTAAAAGTCCGCAAGAAGCGGCAACTTGGTTTCAAGATGAAAATAACTATACAAATTTTGTTGCAGCCGCAACTAGTAAAGGAGCTCAAAATGTTGCAGCTAAATTAGAAGAAGCTTTTGAAACTCTCGGTATTAATGATGCTCAAAGTTTTACTACTAATATAGAAGAAATAAAAGCAAGAATAAATCCTGGTAATGATTTTAATACGAACCAAACCTTGGCAGCTCTAATTGCTGAAAGGTCAGGTGCAGACAAACCAGGACAAGCTGCACTTTTTAATCAAACTCTGACTGCACTTACTAGCTCAGATAGATTAGG